ATGATTATTATCAATTATGCTCTGAAATAGGACTAGAGAATAAATATCTTCATCCAAAGATTATAACAGATCAATTTGAAAATAAACTATCATCAGGAGATACTATTTACGTAGACACAAGAGAACAAAATTGGCTTAAATTTAACATACCTTTTGAAATTAAAACTTTATCTTTTGGCGATTATGCTTGTAGTAATGATAATTGTGGATGTTATATAGAAAGAAAAAGCTTAAGCGATTTTATCAGTACATTGAGTGCAGGAAATTTTGATAGATTTAAAAATGAAATAGATAAGTCGCGCAAAAACAACTGCAATCTTGTTGTTATTGTAGAAGAAAAACTATCTAACGCTTTAAGTTTTCAATACCTTCCTCATATTAGCAAAAAAATCAAAGCTACTCCAGAGTATATATTTCATAATGTTAGATCTCTTATCCAAGAGTATAGCAATTTACAATTCTTGTTTGTAGACGGTAGAGAAGAAATGAAAAGAGCAATCGAATCTATATTTGCAAGTAAATGTTTTTATAACAAAGTAGATCTTCAATTAGCTTATGATATGAAACTTTTATGATGTTTTGCCCAGATAAATACAACAGAGAAGTCAAAGATGTTAATGCTGAACTAGCAGAACTCAAGGGATATCTTAATGATAAAGAAGCTAAGATTAGTTTAGCAAAATTTCTTAGAGCAAATATTGGGTTTACAACAGAACTAATTAGTGGTGTAAAATTAGCTCCTTACCAAGAGATTCATCTTAAAGCTTTAATGAACAGAAACTTTAATATGTGCGTCTTTGGTCGTGGTTGCGGTAAGTCATTTATTGCTGCGGTCTTCTGTTTTCTTCAATGCGTATTTGAGCCAAATACTAAAATTCTTATAGCTGGTCCCACATTTAGAACTGCTAGATTTATTTTTAATAATTTAGAAAAGATAGTAGAAAGTTCTGGTGCAGAATTACTATCTCAATGTTTTGGCGCTAAATCAAAAAGAAATGATCAATTTGAATGGCAGATTAATGGTGGTAGTATTGTAGCGATTCCTTTGAATGGAGAAAAGATTCGAGGATTCAGAGCTAACGTCCTTGTACTTGACGAGTTTCTTTTACTTCCAGAAGAAATTATTAAAAATGTTTTAATGCCATTTTTAGTTGCCCCACAAAACATCAAAGAGAGAATGCAGATAAGAGAATTCGAGGACAAATTAATTGATGAAGGCGTTATGAAAGAGGACGAAAGAATGGTTTTTGATAATGATAGTAAAATGGTAGCATTATCTTCGGCAAGTTATACTTTTGAAAATCTTTATAAAACGTATTCAGATTGGTGCACAAAAATTTTAGATAAAAAGCAAGGTGAAGCTAAATATTTTGTTAGCCAATTAAGTTACGAGGCTCTACCAGAAGAAATGATAGATAAAACAATTATTGAAGAAGCTCAAGCTGGAGGCTCAAGTCATAGTAGTTTTCTTAGAGAATACTGCGCGAGATTTACAGATGGAAGTGATAGTTATTTTAATGCAAAAAAAATGGAAGACTGTACGTTGAAACTAGGAGAAAAACAGCACACTCTTTTAAAAGGAGAGTCTGGTAAAAAATACATATTAGGTGTCGATCCAAATATGAGTGATAGTCCCAATGCAGATTATTTTGCTATGGCAGTATTAGAAATAGACGAAGAGACTAAAACTTCGACTTTGGTGCACACTTACGCTGGATTAGGTAATTTAAAAAATCACGTTGCATATTTTCATTATATTATGACACACTTTAATATTGTATTTATAATTCTTGATAATGCTGGTTCTGATGTATTTTTATCTAGCTGTAATGAGTCTGAAGTATTTAAGAAAGATAAAATAAACACAAAACTATTAGATTTTAATTCAGATTTAGAAGGTCTTGAATATGATTTAATGATTAGAGACATGAGAAAGAAGTATAATTTACAAGATAATAGAATAGCTATAAATCAAGTATTTACTAGTAATTTCATTAGAAAAGGAAACGAATATCTACAAGCATGTATTGATTATAAAAAGATTTGGTTTGCTTCTAATACTGGAGGAAATGAAGATTTCTTTAATAAGGTAATGAATAGTAGCGCTAATTTAGATTCAATTAGGTCAGAAGACAAGAAGGATTGGACTACTTTAGATTTTATAGAAAATCAAGACGATTTCATATATCAGACCAAGAAACAATGTGCATTAGTAGAGTACACTTCGACCAGCCGTGGCAATCAAAACTTTGATTTACCACAGCATTTAAAAAGAAGTTCTTCTGCAAATAAAGCTAGAAAAGATAACTATTCTGCCTTAATGCTTGCAAATTGGGGATATAAATGCTACAATGATACTATGTCTCAGCCAGAAATATTAGAAATGCCAACTTTTTCGCCTATAATGATTACATAAAGTGTAATAATTTATGAAAATGTCAAAAAAGAACCAAAATAAATCAAAAAAAGCAGTAAATGACGACATTCAACCTTTGATGGTGTCTCAAGCTAGTTCTAATAGAGAATATGAAGCAAAGGCTTCAGAAGACGCAACAAGAATAAGAAGAAATTCAGCTGGCAATATAACCAGAACAGAAAGATATAAGAACATTGATGATGGCTTAATTCCATTTAAATACTCTACTGGCATCAAAGGTAGTTCAAATATCAACATTAGAGATGCTGTTATTCTTTGTCAAAAATGCTATTATAACTTTGCTATTTTCCGTAATACTATTGATTTAATGACTGAGTTTAGTTCTAGTAATATATACTTTCAAGGCGGAAGTCAAAAATCTAGAGATTTCTTTTCTGCATTATTCAAGAAGATAAATATATCAGATTTACAAGATAAATTTTTTAGAGAATATTATCGCTCTGGCAATGTATTTCTTTATAGATTTGATACTAAAATTAAAGATGCTGATATAAGTAAAATTACTCAAACATTCGGCTTAACAAGCAAAGCTTCTGTTAGTTTGCCAGCAAGATACATAGTTTTAAATCCTGCTGATGTTCAAATTGGTGGCAGTATTAATTTTTCAGTTGGTAGATACTATAAAATTTTAAGTGATTATGAATTAGAAAGATTAAAGAATCCGAAAACAGACGAAGACAAAGAAGTTTTCAATAGTTTGCCAAAAGAAACTCAAAATTTAATCATGCAAAAGACTGTGGGAGTATTAAGTATCCCATTAGAAAGAGATAAAATTGCAGCAGCATTTTATAAGAAACAGGATTATGAGCCATTTGCTGTGCCTATGGGATTTCCAGTATTAGAAGATATTAATTGGAAAGCCGAGATGAAAAAAATGGATATGGCTATCACAAGAACTATGCAACAAGCTGTTCTTTTAATTACTATGGGAGATACTCCTAATAATGGTGGTATTAACCAAAAGAATCTTGAAGCTATGAGATCTCTTTTTGAAAATCAAAGCATTGGTAGAGTTCTTATTGCTGATTATACAACTAAAGCTCAATTTGTTATACCAGAAATTGGCAATCTTATTGGCCCAGAAAAATATGAAGTTGTAGATAGAGATATTCAAATTGGATTAAATAATATTCTTATTGGTAGTGAAAAATTTGCTAATACTAGTATCAAGGTACAAGTATTCATGGAAAGACTAAAGCAAGCTCGTCAAACTTTTATTACTGAATTTTTAGTTCCAGAAATACGCAGAATGAGCAAAGACCTTGGATTTAAAAATTATCCAGAACCAGTTTTTGAGGACATTGATCTTAAAGATGATGTTCAATATTCTAGAATATTTAATAGATTAATGGAACTTGGAATCTTAACTCCAGAAGAAGGACTTAAAGCTATTGAAACTGGCAGACTTCCTACTAACGAAGAATCGCTTGAATCACAACAAAAATATAAAGACTTAAGAGATCAAGGATTTTATCAACCATTAATTGGTGGAGGAGCTCAAGCTGGCGGGGCTGGAAGACCATCTGGATCAACTGGAATTCCTCAAAGCACCAAAAATGTTAAACCAATCGGTCAAGGACAGCAATCAAAAGCTTCTATTGAAGAAAAATATAGCGTTCTTAAAATTAAAGAATACCTTTCTAAAGCTCAAAAACTAGAAGAAGAAGTCAGTGCAAAATTAAGAGAAATACATAATGTTAAAAAAATGAGTAATCAACAAAAAGAAATAGCAGAGCAAATTTCTCATATCATTATTGCTAACGAAAGTCCAGAGAATTGGAACGATAAGATATCAGATTATATTTCTAATCCAGTAGACGCAAATGACGAAGCAGTAAAAGAAGTTCAAGAGATCGCTTATAATCACCAACTTGATAGTTATATCTCAAGCATATTGAGACATAGTAAAATTTAATTTAAATTATATTGAATACCACTGAGTTGCAGATATAGCGTAGAATTGTTTCTGAGTATTTGTTGTAAGAGTTGTTCCAAAAGCGGCATTTACTCCTAGAGCGTCTATTTGGGCGCTAGTAGCTGGATAGACCTTGAGACCATTTGCGGTTGTATTTCTTATCATTATTCTCATGCCAGCTTGAGCAGTTGGTAAAGTAACTGCTCCAGGATTGCTTGCGTTTGTAGTAATTATATTTACATCTTTTGTTAGAGGGCCTTGCGCTTGCGCATCTGTTCCAGCTGTTACAGTAGCAGATACACTTACCATTTCATTTCCAACAATTGTT